AAGACCTTATCGCCATATTTACATTCTAAATCCTTGAAATTGTCTATATGTCCTCTGCATTCTTCGTGCTGTCTTTGCAGCTTCTATATTTACAAACTCTTTGGATGCATCTACCATTTGATCAATTGATGGTCCATCGCTAGACTTATCCAATTCCAATTTCATCACAGGATATATGTTAGAAAATCTCCACTTATTCAAACCTGGTTCTGCAGGGGTTTGATAATCCTGAGATAAATCGTCCATATCTACTGGGAAAAAGAATTTATCAAACCCAGCAACTGGTGAAGATGCATTGGATCCATACCCAGCATTTGTTGCAGGATTGCCGGTAGGATTACCTGCACTATTAGCACTATTAGTAGGTGATGCTTCTTTTAAAAATTGCTTAAAAGATTTCATATTAGAATACTCCCATACCAAGTCCTAAGGTAACGCCAGGTACGCTATTCCAACTACTTCCATCATAAAATTCAATTTTTGAAGTGCTAGTATTGAAAATCATTGCACCTTGAGTTACTGTAAGAGCATCCCTCTGTGTAGTATTTAGGATAGGGGGGTAAAATGCCCCAGTTGTTCCAGAAACAACCATTGAAGAAGCTGTTATAATACCAGTAGTGTTAATACTAACAGTGGTTCCTATTCCAACAGAAGTTTCTTTTCCACTTTCATCAGCAAATTCTATCTCACCAGTCGTTTCACTCTTTTTAATAGTAATTGCTGTAGTGCCAGAACCAATTTTTAACTCTTCCAATCCAGTAAGAGTTTTTGCATTTGGATCAAGGGTAATAGATGCTGTACCAATAGTAAGAATACCCGTAATTCTAGCATCGCCATTGACAACTAATTTTTCATTAAAGAATCCAGTATCAACACCAACATGTAGTTTAACTGCAGTTGCTATTCCACTAACATTCCAATTTCTTGCTGTTGCTTCATCATAAACAATATCACCATCAACATTAAGATTTCCACCAACATAAAGATCACTAGCAAAAGTTCCTATTCCAGTGAATGTACTAGCACCCGATACATTAACATCATCCAGTTCTGTATGACCATCAACATCTATATCACCATTAAAATCAGCAGCACCAGTGAATGTTGATACACCAGCAGTTACAACAAGACCTCCAGTAGTAACTCTAACTCCTTTACCTGCAGTTACAATACCAATAGAATCGATATTGGTTACATCTTCATAAGTAATGGTTCCTGCAGCAGAAACATTACCTGTAAAATATGAATTTCCATCAACATATAATGCATAATCAGATCG